CACCAGCTCCGGTCGAACCAGTTACTCCGCCGACTGAGATTGAACCAGTGGCCCCTCTGGTTCCAGTGGAGCCAGTCGTTACGCCAGCTCCAGTGGTTACACCGCCAGCGAAAACTGCTGCTGAGAAGGCTGCTGAAAAAGCAGCAGAGAAGGCTGCGAAGGACGCCGCAACTAAGGCCGCGAATGCAGCCGCTGCTGACGCGGCAGCCGGAACGGCAGAAGGCGAAGTCTTCTAGCTTACAAGTTGCGACCCTGTTGTAGTCGCGAGACATACCGGCCGCCTCGCGCGGCCTTTTTTATAGGCCATAAAAATGACCACACTAATTTCCGGCGATCAGGCGAACTTCTCGGTAAAGGTACAGCTCGACGGGGTCGCCGTTCCAGTTACGGGTACCGTGACGGCATCTGTCATGAAGATGGATGGTCGCACCACCGTCGTTCCGGATTTCACTCCGACGACCAACGCCAGCTGGGCGAATGGCATCATCCCGATATCCATGGATTCGACCATGACCGGGCTTATCGATCCAGGCGACGCAATGCTTGTGTTGAGGGGCAGCTTCGGGATCCGTCGCTTCGCGCTCATCGTGGAGACGCTTCTTTCACCCACGCGGACATCGCTGTTCATTCGCGACATTGCGATCGGACAAATGCGAGCAGACAGCTTGATGGCAGCGGCCGCCGGCGCGCTCGGCAACATCAAAGTGAGCGACGACTATATCTGGGAAAAGGTGCGGGCAGCCGAGTCGCAGATCTCGCACACGCTGCGCGTTCCGCTTGTCCCTACCCGTTTCTTTCCGAACCAACCCACCCAAGAGGAGATCGACGCGCTCGACGGGCTCGCCTGGGAGGTTGAGGTTGGATCGGATTATGATCCGACCATGTTTGAAAGAGACAAGTGGGGGTTCATCATTACCCGCCAGCGTCCTATCATATCGATCGAGCGCATGCGCTTTGTTTATCCAACCCAGAGCTTCGGGTACTATGACATTCCGCGCGAGTGGCTGACGTTTGACGCCAAGTACGGGCACATCCGCATCGTGCCGACCTCGAGCGCAGTCCTCACAGGAATGGCCGGCTTCGTGATGACCAACCTGGCACAGGGGCGAGTTATTCCGTCCATGATCCAGTACGTCTACACCGCAGGCTTGACGGATGTCGCCAGGAACTATCCGGAGCTCCTGGACGCCATCAGAAAAGAGGCTGTCCTCAAGATTGTTACGGACAAATATCTGCCTCAGAGCGGCTCGATCAGCGCCGACGGCCTGAGCCAGTCGATGTCAGTCGACATGGACAAATATCGAGGCTCGATCGACCACATTCTCAATGGTGGTGACGGCTCCAACGGCGGCCTGATGGCCAAGATCCACGGCATCCGAATGGTGATAATGTAATGCAATTCAATGCAGACTGGTTTGATCGACACATCGAGGGGATGGGCCAGGACGTACTCTGGCGGAGATCCTACTCGTGTACGTGCCTTGATCCTGAAAGCGGCTCACCGAAACACAATCACGCTCGGTGTGGCGGCAAAGGCAAGATTTGGGACGCTCCAAAGCCATCCCGCGTCGGCGTTCCCAAGCAGGACACCAACCTGAAGATGGCAGGCATGGGCAATTGGGAAGAGGGTGACATGGTGATCACCATCCCGCGCACCAGCTGCATGTGGGAATTCGCCGGCCAGAATGACCGCGTTGTCATGCTGAACTCAACGGATGTCTTCTCGCAGCCAATGAAGCGCGGCCATATTAGCGAGCGTCTCATATTTCCTGTCGAGTCTATCAATAGAGTTTTCTGGGAAAACACGTCGGGCACGATCGTCGAAGGCGGTATTCCCGCTGTCAGTAATGACGGACACTTGACGTGGGCTGGAGGGATTGGCGAACCCCCTGTGGGAACCGTATACTCGCTGAGCGGCCAGAAATATAGCGAGTATTACGTCTACGGGCACTTTCCATCTGATCGAAATGAGCACGCGGGAATGCAGCTTCCGAAGCGCTGCGTCTTGAAGAAGCTCGATTTACTTAACAGGTAACTTTGGGATTGAGCGTCGTATTGCCTCGGCAAATGCGGCCTGAGCCTTCGGCATGATTGTGTCGACGACACCCTTGGCAATGTTCTGGCCGGGTTGCGGAGGGATAATCCAACCCTTTGACTTCTCGGACATGGTCCTGAATGTTAGGTAGGAGGATGACTTCCCGCCACCTGGCGTGCTGGTGTTGAAGCGATACATGCCTGCGTGGATATCGGTGGCATGGTGAGGCTTGAGCTTCTCGCTCAGGCCGGCAGGAAGCTTGTCTCCCCACTGATACTTGTTCTGGTTCACGGTCAGCACTTTTTTGGTTTTGACATCAAAAGCGCCTGTTCCTGACTCCCTTTGCCCCTGTCCGACGATGCGCGATGGAGCCATAGCCGCGGCGAGCTTGTGGATGGCCTCGGGCATGGCCTGAGACGTGGCGCTGTGGCCCGGCGTGTTGTGCCGGAATGGAATGTAGAGGTACCTGTTACCGCTCTTGCCGACGCGCACCTTGAGGCTTGTGCCCAGCATCTTTTTCATGTCACGGGCCGGGCGACCTGACTCGATCTCTTGGTCGAGGCTATAGGTTGATTCAACGACCGCTGACAGATCCCCAACCCACTTCCAGCTGATGGCTTTGACGTAGGCGTCCTTCTCGCCGCTCCAAAGTTTGGCGCGCATAACGCCTTCCTTCCAGTCGATTTCTGTCTGCTGCGCGATCGCCCCGACCGCCTGCTTCATGAGAGGCATCACTTCGGACATAATGGCTTTCGACAGCTCCATTTTGGCGGCCATGTCGAACGTAATTTTCAAGGTAATGTCAGTCATAAGACTACATTGCCATCACTACTTCTAGCCGTTGTCGTGATGCCAATATCCTGAGCATGATATCGATCGCTCAGCCAATCCCTGCGGGAAATGCAATCCGCTTGTTTATCGAGCCGCCTTCAGGCTCGGTAACATGGCGCATCTTGCGAAAAGGCGCAGACACTTTCGTTGACCAAAACGACGCGTCCGCCCTTTTGGTGCTCGACGGCGACGAGAAGGTTTTTGTCGACACGCAGTCGCTCCAAAACGATATCCCAACATTCTACAAGCCCTACTATTTCAATGGCACCGCATGGTCATCCGCACCAACGGTGAGCGCAACACCTAGCGCCACATACGAGGACTGCAGCACCGACGCACTCGACATCGTTTGTGACCGGATCCGCGACGGCCTGGCTGTCGAGGTTGCGAGAGGCAATTTCGTATCAGAGCTGGGCTACATCGGGCTCTACAAGGCGCCGCCATCAATGGAGAAGGATATTCGCTTCCCTGTTGTGACCGTCACTCTCGACCACGAGGCGCCTAACGGTAGAGCGCTTGGCGAGATGCTCATCGACGATGAATTCGAGGAAGACGATTTCTTTGAGTCAGAAGGTTGGCTTGCCGCAGTTCAGATTTCGATTATCGCTTGGTCACTCAATCCGGACGAGCGCAGGGATCTGAGAAAGGCCCTTCGTCGGATCGTAGTGGCGAACCTTCCGGTGTTTGCAGATGCAGGCATCCAGCAAGTCGAGCTCGCGCAACAAGATAGTGATGCAGTCAGCGGTGAGTATGGCGCGCCCATTTATCAAGCTGTCTGCACTTTTTCATGCCTGTCGCCCGTTCGCGTGGGTAGTCGCACAGGCTCAATCATAGATGTTGAAGTTAGAGGAAATGCATGATGTCAAAAGATACTATGAAAGAAATTCCCAAGGAGCTGCCGCAGGCTACTGAGCCGGCCATCTCATTGCCGCTACACGATTTTTGTTTACGGCTCTCCGAAACCGAGGAGCGCGTCGAGTTGATCGGCGGCTTTGAGGCTGACGAGCGCTTCAATGGTCGCAAGAAAGACACGGCGGAAAACTTCGCCGCGCGCTTTCATGCATTTGTTTCCAAGCCTGCCTAATCTGAGAGGTCGACGACATGGCTGTATTTTTTAACGGGCAGTTACTCATAACTCCCACGACAGCTTCAGCTGTCAACGACGATGCCATGCAGAATCGCAACCTCACGGTGGGCAATTCTGCGGCATTCGTCGGAAAAGCAACCGGCGGCAAGCCTAAGACTGTTCTTCGCTTTGGAAGTCCAGAGGAAGCGAAGGAGGTTCTCCGTAGCGGAGAGCTCCTTGACGCCGTCATCAAAGCATTTGATCCGTCTGCGCAAACTGGTTCGCCAGGCACTGTGAATGCGGTTCGCGTCAACCCTGCGGTAGCAGCCACTTTGTCGCTGAAGAACTCTGTCCCTGTAGAGGTGATAGGGCTGGTTGCGACGAACTACGGCGCCGAGGACAACAAGATCAAAGTGAAAATCGAGACCGGCACGAACGTCGGGAAACGCATCACTGTTCAAAATGGCCTGGACTACTTCACCAGCGATGACATCGGTCGCGCAGCCTTCAGCGTTATTTATAACGGCACGGAAGTGGCTGCCAACATCACTGTGACCGCGACCACCGTTGTTCTGAAAGCTCCAGCTTCCACGGTCGTGGCAACCATCCAGCTTGCTGATTTTGCGACTGTTGGCGACTTGGTTGACAAGATCAACACCGTCCCTGACTTCGAAGCAGAGGTTTTGGGTAACAGCGCCAACACTCCGACGCTGAATGGCTTGGATTTCGTTTCCTCGATCTCTGTTCTGACAGAGCTCACGGTTCGTGCTGACCTGCAGGCGATCGTAGACTGGTTCAACACCCGTGCTCCGAACGTCAAAGCGACACGAGCGGCAGCTTCAGGAACGCTCCCCGCGAACATCCCATTCACGTACCTGTCTGGCGGCTCAGAAGGCACCACGATAAACAGCGATTGGTCTGACGCGTTTGCAGCCCTTCAAACGGTTGACGTGCAATGGCTTACTCCGATCTCCGGTGACCCAGCAATTTGCGCCATGGCTGATACCCATGCCGTGTTCTGCTCAAACACCCTCCGTCGTGAGCGCCGTGCGATCACAGGAACTGCGGCAGCGACCACTGATGATCAGGCGATAGCTGCGGCCAAGTTGATCAACAGCGACAGAACATCGCTCGTTCATTTGGGCTACTACGACTATGACGTTAAGGGAGCTCTTACTCTTCGTCCGCCGTACATGACAGCAGCGCTGATTGCGGCCGCCTTCGCGGGCGTGAATCCTGGCACTCCGCTGACCAACAAGACGATTTCCGTTCGCGGTCTCGAGCGCAAGCTTCGCAATCCGACGGACACCGACAAGTTGATCCAGGGTGGCGTGCTCTGCGTTGAGGACACTGAACAAGGCTACAAGATTGTTCAGTCGATCAGCACCTGGCTCGGAAATGACAAGTACAACCGTGTTGAGCAATCGACCGGCACCGCTTTGGACTTCACCGTGCGCAATGTGCGCAACGCTGTTGACATCCTTCGCGGCGAGAAGGGCAACCCATTGCTCCTATCTCGAGCTGTGAGCATCGCTCAATCCACCCTAGCCGAGCTCGCTCGCACTGAACCCCAGGGTCCAGGTGTGCTTGCTGGCGACGCTGTGAACCCACCCTACCGAAACATCCAAGCCTCTTTGGATGGTGACGTGCTTCGCTTGCAGTTCGAGTGCAGCCCGGTGATCCCATGCAACTACGTGCTGGTGACTGTGTACGCAGTTCCATACAGCGGAACATTGGCGGCGTAATAGGAGCCCAAGGTCATG